GACTTCCCTGTGATCCTTGCCGGTGCAAACCGTCAGGTTCTCTTGGCCAACTACAACAACGTTGCCGACACATGGCGTCGTTTCTGCTCGATCGGAAGCGTAAGCGATTTCCGCGAGTACAAGCGTCTGCGCATGGGGTCTTTCACTCGTCTCGATGCTCTCGGTGAGAACAGCGAGTACAAGAATAAGAAGATCACCGATGCTGAGTACGAAAGCATCAGCGCTGAAACTTTCGGAAACATCATCAATGTTTCCCGCAAGATGATCGTGAACGACGATCTCGGCGCATTCACTCGCCTTGCCGCAATGCTCGGACGTGCTGCAGCTCGCTCCATCGAGATCGACGTGTACGCACTTCTCGCTGCCAACCCAACCATGTCTGATGGTGTGGCTTTGTTCCACGCCAACCATAACAACCTGCTCACTTCCGGTGCTGCCCCTTCAGTAACCGAGTTCGAATTGATGCGCGTGAAGATGGCTCAGCAGATGGATAAAGACAGCAACGAGTATCTCGACTTGCGTCCGTCTATCTGGCTCGGTCCTATCGGCCTTGGTGGTCAAGCTCGCGTCGTAAACGATGCGCAGTACGATCCAGACACTGCTAACAAACTGCAGAAACCTAACATGGTTCGCGGTCTGTTCAGCGACATCGTAGATACTGCACGCCTCACTGGCACTGCATATTACGCGTTCGCTAACCCTACCGAGGAGCCGGTAATCGAGGTTGCATTCCTCGACGGTGTTCAGACTCCAATGATGGAATCCGCAGAGGAGTTCAACATGGACGGAATCAAGTGGAAAGTACGCATGGACTACGGTGTTGGAGCGATCGGATACCGTGGCGTGGTGAAAAACCCAGGCGCTTAATCTGCCAACTGAAATGATCTAACGGGGAGGCTAACACCTCCCCTTATCTAAGAACCTCAATAAAAGAAACATGGCACAAAATTTCATTCAGGACGGTAAAGTCCTCGAGTACACCAACGCTGGATCTGCTATCGCTTCCGGTGCTGCTGTCGTTATGAACGACCTGGTTGGTGTTGCACTTGGTTCAATCGCAAACGGAGCTACCGGTCAGGTTGCTACTGAAGGCGTTTTTGAATTGACCAAGGAAACTCCTTTGGTGATCAGCCAAGGAGATAAAGTGTATTGGGATGTGGCGAACAGCCGCGTTGACAAAACCAACACCAACAAGGTGCTTGGCGTTTGCGCTGAAGATGCTGGATCCGCTGCTACCACCGTTAAGGTGAAGCTCGTTCACTTCTAATCCTGCTCTCTGTGAGCAATCTGTTTGACAGCTATCAAGATGGCGTCTTCGACCGTGTGACGACAATCATGGGTCGGGACGCCATTTGGCTTCCTGCCTCTGGCGGTTCTTCCATGACCGGTCGCGTTCTGCTCAATGAACCAACCGAGAAGGAGATGGTCGGAGACGTGGAGTACAATCCGCGCGTGCGCCACATGGAGTATAAGCACGGAGTCTTCACCGGTCTCTTTGAGCGAGTGAAAGCGAACCACGCAGAGGAGGTGACAATCGATGGCGTGAAGTATGTCTGCCATAGCGCGAACGCGAAGTTCGACGGGAAGACATACACAATCAATGTAGAACCACTGGCATGAACTACACAGACTTAGAGAAGGAGATTGTGGACCGCATCATTGCGGTGATGCAGACAAACAACGTGACCGAGATTGAGGTATCTTCAATCCCGGACACTGACGATGACTTGAAGAAACCTGTGCGTGCCAAAGGCCGTGTGTGGGTAGAGGTGGCTGGAGACGTGAAGGACGAAGATCCTTCTTCAACAGCTCACATCCGCCAACTCGAAACGGTCAACATCAATGTGCACATACACTCCAAGTTCAGACACAGTCCATCCGAGAATGAACTCGGTGTGTTTGAAATTGAGGAGATGGTGAGGAAGTACCTGGTTGGATGGCGTCCTACGCACTTCAACCGCATCTACAAAACTGGCTTTAAGTTCAGCCAGCGTCTCGAGACTTCATCGGCTTGGGAGTACACGCTGAGCCTTGCAGCAACAACGCTGATCGTGGAAGACACCGACGCGGCAAACGATCCACTGATCTCACAAATCACACTGAATTCAAATGATGGCGCAACCGTTCAGGTTCCGCCGCAATCTTAATAAGCTATGCCTGGAGCACCAACTTTCATAACGTTTGCCGACAAGGATAAACTTGGATCGGCACCGCTCAATAAGTTTCGCGATATCGACGCGAACGAGATCAAGGCCGTGGTGAATGATCACTACGGTTGGCTTGTTACGCACAACACGCAGCTTACAGACCATGAGTCGAGAATCGTAGACCTCGAGACGATGAACGCCTCCGAGGTGATTTACGATGATACGGACACATCGCTTGGCTTCACTAATGTGCAGGGCGCAATTGAGGAGGTTGTGAATCGCGTCAATGGCAAGCAGGACGCTTCCGCAGGACTCTCTGATATTGCCGCTCTCTCTGCCGTCAACAATGATTTCCTGCAGTACAAATCAGGTGCGTGGTCCAACCGCACGATCGCTCAGGTTAAGACGGATCTTAACTACACCAAGTCAGATGTCGGGCTGAGCAATGTTCCGAACGTCGATACTTCAAACGCTTCAAACATCTCAGCCGGTACGCTTAATGATGCGCGACTCAGCGCGTCTGTTACCCGCGAAGGCAACACGTTCAATGGCGCTAATCAGCTCCTGAAGCTGGATGCCGGAGGGAAAGTTCCGCAGGCGAATCTTCCGGCGGTAGCAATCACCGACACGTTTGTTGTCGGTTCACAAGTTGCCATGCTCGCTCTCTCTGCGGAGACCGGAGATGTGGCAGTTCGTACCGACCTGAACAAGTCCTTCATTTTGCAGGGTACCGACCCGAGTGATATCGGAGATTGGCAGGAGCTCCTATCACCTACGGCAGCAGTGAGCTCCGTGAACGGCTACACTGGTGTTGTGGTCCTCACAAAGTCCGATGTTGGACTTGGAAGCGTGGATAACGTTCAGCAAATTCCGATGTCGTATCTCGACACGGATGCAACGATGGCCGCGAATTCAGATTCGAAGGTTCCATCTCAGAAGGCTGTGAAGTCCTTCTCAGCCAACTATCAAAAGGTTTCGGACGCAAGTGATTTCCGCGCACGATACGTGCGCATGATCGAATTCATTGCGGGTGTATCTGGCGAGCCAATAACCACAAACCACTCTGGCGGAACTGGAGCATTAATTGAAAATGAGGCTGGACATATTGGGATATTTCAGCTGTCAACAGCATCATCGGCTACAGGTAGAGGATCCCTCTTAGCGTCAATAAACCCCGCTATTCAGCCTTTTACGGCTGGTGATGGTGCTATCACGTTTGAATCTCAGATCAGAATTCCAACGCTTTCTGATGGCACTGACACGTATTCCATTAGGCTAGGTTTTCAAGACACGGCAACAGGTGGAGTATCAACTGATGGCGCGTACTTTGAATATCTCCAAACAACATCTGCAAACTGGAGGTTCGTAACCGCCAACAACTCGACAAGAACGACAACCGAAGGATCATCTCCGGTTGCTGTTGCCTCTGGTTCATGGATAACGTTGCGTGTTGATATCAACGCGGACGCCACTGAAGCGAAGTTCTATGTGAACGACACCTTGATTGCTACGACCACAACAAACATTCCAGGATCAGGCCGTGCGTTTGGATACGGAGTTCACATACTGAAGTCCGTAGGCACAGCAGCAAGAACCGTTGATATAGATTACATCTACGTCAACAAAACCCTAACCACTCCACGATAACCAAAATTCACCCGATATTTTTGGGTGGTTCAGAACAAAAATTTATATTAGCGGCATGAATCGAATCACAGGAAACCCAATCACCACAATTGCAGGATGCGTCGTAATCGCATCCTCTTGTGCGTATGTGTTCTTTGTTCAAGGCGCAACCTGGACAGAGGCAATTGTTGGCGCTGGTTTCGGTGCCGGTCTTCTCGGCATGAAGGACCCTAAATTCACCAAGCGCGATGGCAACTAAGAAGTCATACCGAAACGCTACGCAGGCAGACATTCGCTTCATCAATGATGAGCGTCTGCGTGTTCGCATCACTCCAGGTGATGTTGCCGATCTCGATGAGAACGATTCGTGGGTGAAGAAGCTCGTTGAGAAAGGAGCTCTTGTAGAGGTTCAGAACGAGACTGCACAGGAAACCGAGGAGGTGTCTGATGTAGCCTCGAGCACTGAAGAAACTGCGGCAGCTTTCGAGCCGCTTCCTCCATTGGAGGAGAATCCGGAGCAGGAGAAAGTCTCCAAACCCCGGAGAAAGCAAACCCAAAAAGCAAAGTCCAAACCCTCAAAAAAATAAGCTATGTCAGCAAACTATCTGCACGGTGTTGAAACCGTCATCCTCGACAAAGGACCTCGTCCAATCAGGGCGATCAAGTCTTCTGTCATCTTCCTGGTCGGTGTTGCTCCGGTGGAGACCTCCGGTCAGATTGCTTTGATCACCAACGAAACCGAGGCAGCTGCTCTTGGTAAGATGGTGCCCGGCTTCAACATTCCGCACGCGCTGGATGCGATCTTCGCTCAGGGCGGTGCTGGTCCTGTTGTTGTTGTGAACGTGTTCGACAAGTCTTCGCACACCGAAGCTGTGGCAAACGAAGCCGTCACTGTTGAAGGCCGTAAGTTCCGCACAATTTATCCAACCATTACCGATGTGGTTGTGACCAATTCCGCAGGTACGACAACCTACGTGAACGGCACAGACTACACATGGGATCAGTTCGGTGACTTTGTCATTCCGGTTGGTTCTGCAATCACCGAAGGACAGTCCTTGCTTGTGGACTACTCTCGCTTCGATAATACCAATGTGACCGCGTCACACATCATCGGAACGATCACTTCAGGTGTTCGCTCCGGTCTGCAGTTGATCGATGAAGTATTCAACCGTTGGGGCTTCAATCCGAAGATCATCATCGCGCCTAAATTCGACGCCTTGACCGGTGTTGCTGCCGAGATGATCGAGAAGGCCGAAAAGGTTCGTGGTCATTGCATCATCGACCAGGCTGAAGGTGTACTTCCTTCTGCCGCAATCACTGCCCGTGGAAACGTGTCCGGGATCTACGCGTCTGCAAACAAGCGCGTGATCTATACCTACCCATACGTGATGGCTTACGAGCCATACTTCAATGCAGCACAAAGCCGTCCGATGTCTCAGTACCTTGCAGGTGTGATGGCGTCTGTGGACTTGAACGAAGGCTACTGGGTAAGCCCATCCAACCACGAGATCAAAGGCATCACTGGTGTTGAACGCACAATCACATGGGCGATCAACGACGCTTCAACCGAAGCGAATCTGCTCAACGAAGCAGGTTATGTGACCGTTGCCGCAGGCTTCGGTACCGGTGTTCGCGTGTGGGGTAACCGCTCCGCAGCGTGGCCAACCAGCACAGCTCCTTCCAACTTCATCCCGGTTCAGCGCGTTGCTGACATCTTGCATGAGTCGGTTGAGCTGGCGATGCTTCAATTCATCGACAAGCCAATCAATAACGCTGTGATCTCCTCCATCAAGGAGAGCGTGAACGCGTTCATCCGAACGCTGGTTCAGCGCGGCGCGATCGTTGACGGTGAGTGCACCTACGACCCGAACAACAATCCTGCTGTTGAGTTGGCCGCTGGTCACTTGACATTCGATCTCACCTTCATGCCTCCAACACCTGCAGAGCGCATCACCTTCCAGTCGTTCATCGACATCAACCTGTTGTCTAACCTGGGCGCATAATCGCCGCAAATACGAACCTGATATGGCTACTACTGTAAACCGCCTCACCAACGCAAACATCTACGTCAACGGAAACAGTCTCCTTGGTAAAGCCGAGGAGATCACCCTTCCGGTGATTAAGCAGAAGATGTCGGAGCACAAAGCTCTCGGCATGGTTGGTTCCGTCGAATTCCCTTCAGGGATCGACAAGCTCGAAGCAAAGATCAAGTGGAACTCGTTCTACGCAGACATCATGAAGCAGGTGGCGAATCCGTTCGCTTCACTGCAAATTCAGGTGCGCGCCAACCTCGAGAACTACACTGCTTCCGGACGCACGGGAGAAGTTCCCGTTGTGTGCATCATGACCTCATCTGCGAAGGATTTCCCGATGGGGAATTTCAAGCAGCATGACAACGTGGAGGCTGAGACCAACCTGAACGTCACCTACTGCAAGCTCGAGATCGACGGAGAAGTGATCATGGAGATCGACGTTCTCGCAAACATCTACAAGGTAGATGGAACCGATCTGCTCGCAACCTACCGCGCTAACACTGGCGCGTAATCCGCAACCAACAACACACGATAACCATGGCAAAACAAGAAAAACCCAAAACCGTCGAGAATCCAGACGGTACGAAAGCACTCACTCTGCCGTCCGGGAAGGTCGCAACGATCCTTCCCGGAAAAGGCATTCACTCCCGCAAGGCCGTTCAGATGATCGACGGTGACATGAGCCTCTACATCAATGCGCTCATGTGTCAGTTGGTCGAAATCGACGGCAAGAAGGTTGTGATGGAGGACTTCGACCAGATGAACATCAAGGACTACAACACCCTGATGGCAGAATTCTCTGACGCAAATTTTTAATAAGCGCGGAAGGCCTAGCCTTTACCGCGCACTTCCTGAGCACTTCGCTCAGAGAATTGGATGAGATGGATCTTGCTGACGTGTGCTTCTGGTACACCGAAGCCATCAAACTCCACAACAAACTGAATAAAGCTCCCGATGCCTGATGGAACGGTTTTTAAAGTTTTCGATCATCCTCTCCGCAGTCGACCGCATGAGTTCGGCTGTGGGGCAGGCTGTTTCCAAATCCAAGGCAGCACTTCAGAAGCTCGAGAAGTCTGAAGGTTTTCAGGCTCTCGACAAGGCAGCAAACAAATCACTACTTGCAGGCGGCGCAATGGCAGCGGGACTTGGTCTCGCTGTCAGAGCTGCTGAGGAGTCTCAGGTCGCTCAGGCGAAACTGGAGCAGGTTTTCCGCTCTATGGGTGAGACTACCGGTAAGGCAGCAAAGCAAGCCGAGGAGTACGCATCGAAGCTATCGATGCAGATCGCCGTTGAAGACGAAGCGATCATGGCCGCTCAAACAAAGCTTGCAACATTCGAGGCAGTGTCTAATGAGACCGCACGCATGGCCGGTATTTTCGACCGGGCAACAGCTGCGTCCTTTGACCTTTCCGCTGCAGGTTTCGGTGATGCTGCGTCGACATCCGTTCAATTAGGTAAGGCTCTCCAGGATCCGATCAAAGGTATCACCGCTCTGCGCAAGTCCGGTGTTTCATTCACCGAGGCTGAGCAGCAAAAGATCAAGGCTCTGACGCAATCGGGTAAACTACTCGAGGCGCAGAACATGATCCTTTCTGCAGTTGAGAAACAGGTCGGAGGTGTTGCCGCTGCGTCTGCACCGGCATCCCAAAAGATGGCCATTGCGATGGGTGAAATCGGGGAGTCGATCGGAAAGGTTCTCCTTCCCGCTGTTGAGTCGTTCGCCAACTGGATGACACAAGATGTCATTCCGGCCATTCAGGGATTCATCGAAGAACATCCGGGAGCGGTGAAAGCCGTGGCTGTGATTGCGGGAGCATTGCTCACCTTCGGTGTGGTGGTGAAGACCGTGACCGGGATCATCTCGTTCATGAATGTTGTGCTTGCGCTCAATCCAATCGTGCTTATTGCAGCCGCGATCATTGCCGCAGCAATTGCTATCATTGCGTATTGGGACAAGGTGAAGGAGTGGTTCAAGAAGTTCCTGGACTGGTTCCGAGGATGGGGCAAATGGATCCTGCTTCCGATCGCACCGCTCATCGCGATTCCTACCGCAATCATTGCGTATTGGGACAAGATCAAGAGCTGGTTTATGAACTTCATCCAGTGGTGGAAGGACAAGTGGAACGGCTTTGTTGATTGGGTTTTCGGCATTCCATCGCGCATGTTTCAGGCAGGCAAAAACATTGTCACCTCGATATGGGACGGAATGAAGTCCGTTTGGGATAGCTTCGTTGGATGGTTCGAAGATGGCATCTCCTCCATTCGTGAGTACCTGCCTTTCTCTCCGGCCAAGCGCGGACCTCTGCGCGACATTCACAAACTGAAGTTCGTTGAGACCATCCAGCAATCCATCAAGCCTGCGAAACTCGCTGGCACGATGGAGAAGACTGGCTTCATGGCCAAGATGGCGTTGATGAAAGCAGCTGCTTCGCCTGTTTCAGGTGGAGGTGGTGGAGCATCGATCAGCCCGAACAGATCTGCAGGCGCAGGAGTGAGCATCAACTACGCACCTGTTGTGAACCTATCAGGAGGCGGAAGCGCTCAGGAAAAAGAGTCCTTCAAGCAGATGCTCAAAAATCATCAAGCTGAGCTCATGGCGATCGTAAAAGATGCCGTGGCTCGTGAACAACGCAAATCCTTTGCCTGATGTACGCACAGCTCGGAGATATAAAGTTTGAGGGAATGCTCGGGTTTACGGACCTGGATCATTCCAGTTCCGCCAACTATGCGGAACATGCGCTCATTCTCGGTAAGCCGAGACTGCAACGCGTCGGAACCAACCTCGACGAGGTCAAGGCAACGATGCTGTTTCATTCCAGGTTCTGTGATCCGGAGGCGCAAATCTCATCGCTCTATTCAGCAATGCTGGATGGCGAAGTGATGCCGTTCATCAATGGTGCCGGTGATGTTGTTGGTGACTTTGTGATCACCAACATTTCGCGCCGTCCGGAACAGACGGACGCGCTTGGTCGCCTCATTGCCGTGGAGGTAGATGTGACCATGCGCGAGTTCTACGACGCTGAGATGATCAAGCGCAGGGAGGAGGAAGCCAAAGCGAACGGTTTTGCCAATGCTCAGAACGACCCGATCCAATCGATCGCATCCGTTCCGCCGCAGACACTTCAAGCAGCAGCAGCCGCAGACATAACCGCCGCAACAGCGGACTTCAACAATGTGTCGAACGACCTGAAACAGGTGACGGAAGGCACAAGTTCCAATGTGGAAGATTCGTATCGACGTGCGGAGCGTGGACTTACAAGCATGAAGGACCGCACCGCCTCTGCCATCGAGAAGATCAATGAAACCACTGGCGCAATCTATGACGATACGCGCGATCTGGCCGATGATCTTAACGATGTACTCAGCACTATCAATTCACTTCAGACTGCAGTCGGAATCCGCGATGCGGTTCTTGCCGCAACCGGTCTCGATGCGCTGTCTGAATCAGTCGACAACCTACAAAAAACTAACGCGATCCTCGTTGGGATCGTGGCAACTCGACGCTAATGGCATACGTTCAATATACCGCTCAGGAAGGAGATCGTTGGGACCTGGTTGCCTACGAGGCATACGGCGACGTGACCAAGATGGACGCCATCATCAAGGCCAACCCATCCGTGTCCATCACACCGGAAATCCCGGCAGGAACCAAGCTGCAGATCCCAATCATTGAGGAGGAGGAAGCCGTAGCCGAAACGCAGTTGCCACCATGGAAACGCTAAACAATGGCACGAGTAAGAAGGCCAATATTCAAAGTCCTGTACGCGGGGAAGAACATCACGGAGGACATCTCCAAGTATCTTATCTCGCTAACCTACACGGACAAAGCGCACGGCGAATCGGACGAGATCGACATTCAGCTCGAGAACTCCGATGGTCGCTGGCTTGACGCATGGATTCCGGAGGAAGGAGACAAGCTCGAGGTCGAGATTGGATATGAAGGCCTCCTGGTCAACTGCGGAACATTCACCATCGACGAGATCGCTTCATCCGGTCCACCGGATGTGATCAACCTTCGCGCGCTTGCGGTCAGCATCAATGACAAACTCCGGACGAAGAAGTCCACCGCGTTCGAGAAGCAAACGCTCAGGCAGATTGCGGAAGCCGTGGCAGCGGCCAACGGCCTCACCTTGCTTGATGGCTCTCTCAAAAAAGAGAAGATCACGATCAATCTGGACTTTGAGAAGACGACTCTGAAAAACACCGCTGCGCTCATCCGCGAAGCCATCCGCCGCAACAGTCAGGACTACTACAACCGTGTTACGATTCCCGGTTACATCGATTTGAAGAAGGCTGCGCTTGGCATGGAGCAGAAGGGTAAGCGCACCGAGGCCATGTACATCTACCAAACTATGAACGTGGCAAGGGCCGTGGTCTTTGGCTCGGGCATTGAAGACTACCGGGCAGCTCGCACCTATGCGCTCAACTTCGCGGCAAAGCTCGAGGAGATTGCCTCCGGATTCGAGAATAAGAACTTCACGCGGACCACTTCCGCTCTTGACGGTGTGCGCATCGATCGCACGACGCAGAACCGGGAAACCGATCTAGCCTTTCTGAAGCGCGTTGGTGAGATGTACGGATTCCTGTTTTCCGTACGAGACACAAACCTAATCTTCATCCACTTTTCAGATATCGAGAAAGCTGAGCCTGCTCAGTCAATCGATGTGAAGAACCTAATCAGCTATTCCTTCAAGAAGACCACGGATCAGACCTATTCAAAGGCCTCTGTGAAGCACTTTAATCCGGCCAAAAAAGAGACGGTGGAGCATGAGGTCGAGGCCGGTGACGACGATGATTCGCTTGGTTTTGCGCAGCGCGTGAAGGCCGACACCCTCGAGCTACGCAAGAAGGTTGAGGATAAGAAGCAGGCCGAAATGATGGCCAAAGCCGCTCTCCACTCCAAGAACTCCAAGCAACAGACGGGAGACTTCACCCTGATTGGTGATCCCATGCTGGTTGCCGGGAACAATTTTGAGCTCACCGGTCTCGGAAAAATGTCGGGTATTTGGACCATCACGGAAAGCAAACACACGATAGATCGCGGCGGCGGGTATACCACTTCCGTTCAAACTAAGAAGATCGACAAGCCTACATCCGACGTAGGAGCTGCGGCACAAACGCCGCAACAATCCACCGGGTTCTGTGCTGAGAAGTCTTGCTTTGCCGATGCGGCAGCGAAACTCCGTGCCGCTGCAGCTAAAAACGACCCTGCCACATACAAGGCGCTGGCCGATCCCATTTACATACAGCTGCACAAGTGCGCCACATCGCTCATCGATAAGGGGAACTACACGGACGGCAACTACGTGCTGCAGAAGATCCGCGCCGCAAAGGAGTATGCCAATAGTGGATATCGATATCAGATGGAGGGAGTGCGCAGAGCATCGCTGCTCTTTGCTTCTGATCTCGAGAAACTTTCCAAAAAACTGAAATGCTGAGATTCGGAACCATATCATCCACCGACCCAGACAATGGATTTGTCCGGGTGAAGTTCGACCAGGACGAGGGTCTCGTTTCCGGTTGGCTTCCTGTGCTCGTGTCGCGCACGCAAGACGACAAATTCTACTACCTCCCGGACGTTGGTGAGCAGGTTGCCTGCCTCATGGACGAGAACGCGGAGGAAGGCGTTGTGCTTGGAGCAATCTACAGTGAGAAGGAAAAGCCCGGAGCTGTTAAAGGTCAGGACAAAATCGGTGTCGAGTTCAAGAATGGAGACCTGATCGAACATGACCGCGCACAGCGTTTCCTTCGCGTGAAGATGAACACCACTGAGGTGAAGGTGTCCGCGAATGGACCAACCATCAAGAAGGCCTCAGAGAGCCTGAAATCAATTCTCTCCGACCTGGTCGATGCAATCCTTGCTGAGACCCATCCGACCGCGATGGGTCCCTCCGGTACACCGATGAACGCAGCGCAATACACATCCATAAAGTCACGAATCAATCAATTCTTTGAAGCGTAATGGCACTCAACAAAGCACAACTGAAAACAGACCTTGTCGCGGCTTTCACATTCGAGCTCTCAGGGACAATCACTGCCGACCAATCCGCAGCGATTGACCGTGTGTGCGGCAAGATTGCGGACGCGATCGACGACTATGTGAAGCAGGGCGAATTGGCTGCGGGTATTGCCGTGACCGTGGATCTCGGCACAGGAAATGGTGCAACGACTGCATCTGCATTTATCGAATAATTTTCTACATTTGAAACATGGAACTCGCAGAGATCAGATCAGCCGACTGGCAACTCAGCCTCACCACTCCGGGAGATGTAGTGCAAGGCATCGCAGATATTCAGCAATGCGTGCACATCATTCTGAGTACGCAGAAAGGCTCTGATCCGCTCCGTCCTGAGTTCGGTACCGACATTCTCCGTTATCTCGACAGACCGGTGAATGAAGCTGTTCCGAACATGATCCGGGAAATGATGGACGCAGTGAACACCTGGGAGACTCGCGTGAAGATCACCAAGATTGAACACGAGATCGATAAGACCAACCCCGGAAAGATCACATTCAAAATCACTTGGAAGACCGCTCTCGCAGAGGGGCAAAACGTAATCATCTATGGCTGAAGCACCTCAATTCATATCGACTGATGTCAACGCGATCATTGAAGAACTCGTTGCCTATTACGAATCAGCAACTGGACGCACGCTCCAACCTGCACAGGTAGAGCGTTTGATCATTAACGCCTTCGCGTACCGTGAAGCGCTAATCAGATCATCCATCCAAGACACTGCAGAGCAGATGCTTGTGGACTTCTCCCGCGCACCTGCTCTGGATTATCTCGGTGCGCTTGTCGGTGTTTCCCGACTGGCGTCCACTCCGGCCAAAACCACGCTCGAGTTCACACTTGTGAGCGGTCACACGGGTGTCACCGTTCCGGTTGGAACGCGTGTCACGACTACCGATGGCAAGGTGATTTTCGAGACCACGGAAGCGCTCAACGTTGTGGCTGGCGTAACAGCCGCAAGCGTGGAGGCGCAGTGCCAGACCGCTGGAATCATCGGAAACGGCTATGCGCTGGACACTGTTGTGACCCTGCTCGATCCGCAGGCCTTCATTGTGGAGGTCACCAACACGGATGAGACCGCAGGAGGATCTGACCAGGAGAGTGACGACGAGCTCCGCGAGCGCATCAAGCTCGCACCTGGTTCGTTCTCGAATGCCGGAAGCCGTGGCGCTTACAAGTATTGGGCGAAGTCTGCGCATCCGTCCATCATCGATGTTGCCGTGACGAGTCCGGTACCGGGTGATGTTCTGATCTTGCCTCTGATGGAGGATGGATCAATCACTCCGACCACGATTCTCGATGCCGTTTACGACGCTTGCAATGATGAGAAGATTCGTCCATTGACGGATCTTGTCACCGTGCAATCTCCAACGCGCATCGATTACACGCTGGCCATCAAGCTCACGCTCTACAACACCGCAGACGGGGCAACAGTGACCAACCTGGTCACCGAAGCATTGGATGCCTTCCTGCTCGCGAAACGGCAGACGCTCGGACAGGACGTGGTTGGAACACAGATCATCGCTGTGTGCCAACAGGAAGGCGTGTACGAGGTCGACATCACTCCATTCACGGACATCACTGTGGCCGAAACTGAGTTCGCTTATTGCACATCCTACACCATCACCATAACCAGCTACGTAAATGGCTAACGATAACATCCTTGCAACGGGAATACGCAACAGGGATCACCTGAACGTATTCGACAAGATGGCCGCTGAGCGATACAGCGCTCTCGACGTTGCCAGTATTCTTGTTTACCTGATCGACATCGTGAAGGCCGACGCGCTTCCGGTGCTCGGTGAGCAGTTCGATGTGATGGGCTTCAAGGGATGGCTGCTCACGCAGACGGAGCAGGAGCGCAGAGACCTAATCAAGAAGGCCATAGAGCTGCACCGCTACAAGGGAACACCATGGGCGGTGAAGGAAGCGATCAAGCGTTTCGGATTTCCGAATGTGGAGATCCAGGAGCGCATCGATGATCTGCTGAACTACTACACCGGAGCTCGTGATTTCGATGGCACGCACATCTACGGAGGCGCGTACCATTGGGCTTTGTTCCGGGTGATCATCGACATCACGCTCATCACCACGCCAATCACATCGAGCGATTTCGACACGCTCCGCGCGCTGATCGATGAGTACAAGAATGTCCGCTCACACCTGCTCGATCTGTCGCTTTCCATCCCCTTCACGGAGGATGTTGAGCCAACCGATGAGCTGTCGGTGATTGAGATATTCAACCCTGACATGGTCGACGACGTGACCACGCAGTATCTGTTCAATGGTCAGCTGCTCTACAACGGGCAGAATCAATATGACTTCGATCAGTTGGATGTCACGATCATCAACGTAAGTACCGGGAATGCACTCTTTGATTATGACTTCGATTTCGATCTCCAATAAAAATCATAAATTAGCGGCATGAAGCAGCACGAACATATCAAGCCGGTCGGAATCTTCCGACTGAAGGTCTTCAAAAAAGGAGTCCTCATTGAGGAGTACGAAGACAAAAACCTGATCGTAAATCAGGGACGAAACCACATTGCTCAATTGCTTGGTGGTGGAGCTACCGACCCGATTGACACGATCGGTTTCGGTGAGGGATCTGCAACACCTGCGGCAGGCGATACCGGTTTAACGAACGATTACACCAAACCGATCGGCGCGGTGTCTTATCCATCAACCGGGCAACTGCAAATTGATTGGTCGCTGGAGACTTCCGAAGGGAATGGCATGGCCATCACCGAATTCGGTTTGTTTTGGGCGACATACCTTTTCGCGCGCAAGACTCGCGCTGCAATCAATAAAGACTCAGACATTCGTCTCGAGGGAACGTGGACTATTAACTTCTAAGCTATATGGCAAATCTTACAGAAACCTCCACCTGGGAAGCCGGGATATACCAGATTGAAACAACGGACCCCGTTCTTGGTGGTTCGTCTGGTATCGCAAATCAGCAGGGCAAGCAGCTCGCAAACCGTACCAAGTATCTGAAGGATCAGGTCGACGCGATTATTGCGGGAACTGCTCTCGGAGCAGGATCAATCGGCGCAAGCAAGCTCGCAAAAGGCGTGCTGAAATCGCCATTCCGCAATACTGTGATGAGCGGATTCCTAAACAACGCAAACGAACCTGAGTTGCTTCAGATCATGGGGAACAGATTGCTTCGCTTCAAGGCGAACAATCTCGACTACAACGACGTTCTGCGCCTCTCGTTCGCATCCGGGTTTTCTGAGTATGGACCGGTCGATGTTTTCGAGAGCATCTTTGCCAATGTCGATGTCGATATTGACCTTTATGTTTCCGCAGCCTCTACCGACATCTACGCCTTTGTTGAGCGTGATCCAGGAACAAGTGCACTCACGTGCAAGGTGACGGACAAAGCTCCTGTTTACGGGCAAAACGAGCCTACCGGAGCAACCGGTCAGTACTTCATGAACACCAACCTCATGAAGATGTACAAGTGGGATGGCTCTGCATACGTGGAGTGCCAAGCCGTTTTTATCGGAGTTGCTACGCGTACCCTCGTGGGTAGCAATCTTGATACGGTGAGAACATTCCCATTCCGTCAAAACTACGAAGCCAACAAGACCATTCCGATCGGAACGGTTCAGGCTTTTGCCGGTCAGATTGGTTCTTCTCAGGCAACCCTTCCGCATGGATGGCTTATTTGTAATGGTGCCGCAATCTCACGCACTCAGTTTGCTGAACTGTTTGCCTTGATTGGCACCACATACGGTACCGGGGACGGATCAACAACTTTCAACCTTCCTGATCTTCGCGGTGAATTTATCCGTGGGTTTGATGGTGGCCGTGGTGTTGATACTGGCCGCGTGTTCGGTTCGGCACAGGCGGATGAGTTCAAGGCGCACACGCACTTGGAGTACAGCTGGAATGCCGCTGGCTCAGCAACAGTTGGGGGCGTTGGAGGAAACTTCGGAACAGCACAAACCGGAAGCGCAGGTGGCACTGAAACGCGTCCGCGAAACATTGCAATGCACTACATCATCAAATATTGAGGCGTGGAATTGGCTGTAATTACGGTCTACTGCTTCGATCCTGTATCGGGCGAAATTACCGGAACTGATCTGGCTCATGAAAATCCGATGCAGCCTGGTCAGTTTCTGCTTCCAAGGAACTCAACCAACATCGCTCCTCCTGCTCCGCAGGCAGGGAAGATGCGCGTGTTTAAGAACGGCTCGTGGTCCTTTGAAGATATTCCAATCGTGGTGATTCCGGAGAAGTCTCCAGAGCAGAAAGCCTTTGAGGCAAGAGCTCAGCGAAACACGCTCCTCGTGAAGTCCGATTGGACGCGTCTTGATGACGTTCCCGCATGGGTAAACAAACCCGCGTGGGCGACCTACCGACAAGCGCTGCGAGATGTTCCGCAGCAAGCGGGATTCCCGAACGACATCACGTGGCCAACAGAACCGCCTCGCACATAAATTTTGGAGAACAAAAAATCGCGCGTATATTCGCGCTACAACAACAAGCAATGAGAAATAAGATCGTTGATATAGCACAGTCGCAAGTCGGCACAGTTGAAGGTCCGAACAACGACACGAAGTATGGCAAGTGGTACGGAATGAACAACGTGGCATGGTGTGCCATCTTCGTTTCGTGGGTGTACAACGAGGCAGGTTCTCCGCTCGGAAAAGTCGACAGCCCGAAAGGCTTTCACTATTGCCCGTCTGCTTTCAATTTTTGGCGCAAGAACGGCAAGGTTCTCGACAAGAAAAAAGGCCAGCTCCCGCAACCAGGCGACATCGTTCTGTTCGACTGGCAAGGCGATAAGAAATCGGATCACACCGGCATCTTTGTTGAGTGGGCTGCAGATGGAAAGTTTGTGTGCATCGAGGGGAACACTTCCCCTGATCATCGTGGATCACAATCGAACGGCGGTGGAGTTTACAAGCGCATCCGAGAGGAGAAGCATGTGCTCGCCTTCGTGAGCGTTCTTTAAAATACTGCCCCGCAATTCGGGTTAAAGTTTTGGTTTAGCGCAATTCAGTGTGAGATCGAAGCGGGGCAATCTTCTGGCCTCTGATGGAATGCGGTTTTCTCTGCCAAGGGATTGGCCGCAGGAAGCGAGGTCAAACCATTCAGCACAAGCTGAGTCTTAAAAACTCCAGATGTGTGTGTGCCTCCGAAAGGAGGTAGAAGCCCCGGATCAGGCAAGCGATTCGGGGCTTTGATTAAAGAGAAAAAAAGTTTTGACCATGTCAACCGTCATAAAAGTAACAGCAGCGCAGGAGCGCAAGATCATCGCCAGAGAAGGTGATGATTTCAGTTTAGTGATGGCCGTGAAAAACCCGGACACCACAGATTTCGACTTCACCGACTACACCGCAAAGATGCAGGTGAAATCGAGAGAGGTGGAAACCGATACGGCTGTTTTGTCTTTTGAAACGGGAACAGACATCGCTCTGACTTCAGGGCAAATCGCTATAAGCAAACCAGCATCTGAGATGCTCGGAAAGTCTGGCAAATATTTTTACGACCTGAAGATAACTGATCCGCAAGGCGGAGTTTCCACGTGGTTGTATGGTTCGTTTGAGCTTCTTCCAACTATCACCGTATGACCAACGTAACGCTCATCATACAAACACCATCGATTCCGGTTATTGAGGTTCAAGCACCACAAACACCGACGATCGAAGTTACGCCACAGGGACCAATGGGCTTGTCTGCCTATCAGGTTGCCGTGGCGAATGGCTTTGTTGGAACTCAGTCCGATTGGCTTCTTTCTTTGAAGGGTGATCCAGGAGCGGACGGAGCCGATGGTGTTGATGGTCAGGACGGAGCAGATGGCCTTTCCGCCTATCAGATTGCGGTGAACAACGGGTTTGTTGGCACTGAGTCTCAATGGCTCCTTTCGTTGAATGGAGCGGACGGTGCGGATGGTCAGGATGGAGCGGACGGTTCAGACGGCGCAGCCGGTCTTTCTGCATACCAGATCGCAGTGAACAATGGCTTTGTTGGCACTGAGTCTCAATGGCTCCTTTCGTTGAACGGAGCTCCTGGAGCAGACGGTCAGGACGGAGCGGATGGCTCAGACGGCGCAGCCGGTCTTTCTGCATATCAGATCGCGCTGAACAACGGTTTTGTTGGTACGGAGTCTCAATGGCTTCTCAGCCTCAAAGGTGATCCAGGAGCGGATGGCGCTGACGGAGCAGACGGCGCTGACGGAGCAGACGGCGCAGATGGCGCAGCCGGTCTTTCCGCTTATCAGATTGCGGTGAACAACGGTTTCGTTGGCACCGAGTCTCAATGGCTTCTCAGCCTCAAAGGTGATCCGGGTGATACTGGTCCTCCAGGAGCTGATGGAGCAGACGGAGCTGATGGCGCTGATGGCGTTGTTGACTACGGAATTGCAATTACAAACGCAATCATATTCGGATGAAGCAACTTTTAACACCTGCCTATACGTTTGATGCCTCGGCAAAAACTGTCGACCTATCAGACATCGAGGGCTTCGATATCAAGAAGCTCTATGCAATCATCAACATTGATCGAAATCAGATCATCTACGCCATAGGCCAACCCGCTTATGGTCTCTCCAGCCTCACGGGATCTGTGCTGACACTTGTGTACGACACAAGTTCACACGCAGATACAGACAGGTTGGGAATCATTTATGACTTCAGTCTTTTGGAAATTCCGGGAGACAACATAGATGGCTCTCCTATACCTATTCGCGCGCTACCGCAGCACGTGAGCAGGATTGGTTTTGCGAAAGCAATTTCCAACGGCATCGATACTGAATGGGGAGCGGTTGTTGGTTCCATTGGAACCGGGATGACAGTCAATCAGACTGGCGGAAATCTTGTGATTACTGCTGGAACAACCGCGCGATCGGAAACAGTTATACGATCAGCATGGAGTTGGAAAGGCGGTGTTCGTTTAAGAAGTAGATCCACTCTTTCACAGCGTATCGCTAACAATAACTTTTTTGTTGAGCTCGTTGATGTAATTGGAGACGCACTTAGTTACACCATTACCAGCGCAACAACGTTGGTTGTTACAATCCCAAACAACCCATTCACTGCGCAGAATCTTGGTCAATCAGTTTCTGTTGGTTTGTTTTCTGGGACTGGAACCTTCCTGTCCGGAAGATATGCTATCGCTTCGGTGAGCGGAAATGATGTCACTTTCACTGTTTCGGGATTCGCCGCAGGTTCTGGCACTTGCTCTGTGTTTGGATGGAACTTCTATCGTTTGCTTTACGATGGAACAACAGCAACACAAGCAAAGTTCGACACTGGCCGCAGAGGCTATGCGAGCGGAGACACTACAGCAACAATTAGCACAACGGCATCACCTGGCCACTTGGCTATCATCACAGGAAATGATGTCGTCGCAACATTTGCGGATCAACTCGTAGCCAGCTCAACGACTATTCAGCAAACAGTTCGTGCGACACGTGTCGAGAATATTCCTGACGATTACGCACTTCGCTTACAGGTCCGTGTATTAAACGGATCTACTGCTCCCGCATCAGGCACAACGTGGACCATCGGATTTTTGTCCGTAAGTCACTACGCCAACCAGGACGTAAGCATACAAGATGTGCGTCCTATGGGTGTTGGTAATGGTCTTCCGGTGGAAATTCTCCGAAGCGCAACCATCGCAACAACGCTATCCAGCACCACGGCCAACATCGGGACATCCGGTCTCACTGTTTACACAGACTCATCCACCAACCTTGGAGCAAGCGCAACATTCACCGGAACATCACGCGATGGAGGTTCAACACCTGCTTACAATATTTTCACTGCCAACGCATTTGCAGATGTGGCAGGAACCCTCCGAATTGAAAAATCAACCGACAACACCACGTGGCGAAAAGCTGCGGAGATAGCGGTTGGTGCCAACGAAGGGAAGGATCTGACTGTGCGATGCACTGCCAGATACCATCGCGTTGTTTACGTGAACGGCGCGGGAGCTCAGGCCGCATTCTTACTCACTTCAGCATACCAACGTATATGATAGACGAACGCTTTGCCTACATCGAGCATGGAGAACATAAGTTCCAGGTGCTCAAAAATGACGAGAACGGAAACCCGATTGATTGGGACGAGGCCGCTACCGCTGCGAAATATCAGGAGTGGTTGGCAGCTCAATCTGAATAATTGCTATATTTGCAGCCTATCGTTCTTTGCCGTATCGCAAGTTGTCTCGTAGAAGACATGCAGCAAAATGGGAAAAGCCCCGGATCTCTCCGGGGCTTTTTGTTTTACAGACCCATTGCCTTGTTCACCCGGTCAACGTCTGCAGGTTTCACCGAGTGGATGTATCTGGCCGTGGTGGATAGCTGCCGATGGCCGAGAAGATCGGCAATCTCGCGCTGCGACATTCCGGCTTTGTGCGCGAACGATCCAACCGTGTGCCTGATGGTGTGGAAATTCGCTCCGCGCACTCCCGCCTTGCGGCACACCCTGCGCCATGCGTGCGCAGCGTATGCCGCGCCTTTATGCACCCATATTCCCGGACACAGGAATTCCCGCTTGTGAACGTCTTGCAGCAGCTCGAGAGCTGCGTTCGGCAATCGCACCGACCTTTGCCCTGTCTTGCTATCGGGAAGCACCAGAAGGCCTCGCTCGAGGTCGACCCATTCCGAACGCGCTTTGCCGATTTCGGAGAAGCGGCAACCGGTGAGCATGAGCAAGCGGACCAGGCGAGCAAAGTGCGGGTGCTCATCCTTCAGGTGCGGAATGATTCGGGAGATTTCCGCCTCAGTCAGGATCCGTTCACGCGTGCGCTCAGGGTATTTTTTGATGCGTCTAGCTGGATTATATCCCGCTTCCAGTACTTCCCATTCCGAAGCGAGATTGAACATCTTAGAGAGCAGCGCAACGGCTCTATTGGCTGACGTGGGAACATTGCACATGGCCACATGCAAGGCGACCACATCGGCACGCGTCACGCTTCTGATGGGTTTGCTCCCGATTTTTGGACAAATATAGTCCAACCACAGGCCTTGGTCGCGTTCGATGGAGCTCGGTTTCTTGTATGGCTTGGCGTGCCTGAGCAGGTACATATCCCATAGTTGAGCCACTGTGAGCGTTCCCCTGCGGCCTTGCAGATCCTCTCCCTCCCGGACGCGAGAGATGAACTTTCGCGCAAGTGCTCGCGCCTGGTCGGGTGCCATATCACACACCCGCGCGATCGTGCGCTTTCCGTGCTGGCCTTCGTTGTTTCGGTACCGGAGAATGTAGGTCTTCCGTCCGGAGGTATTGCAGCGAACTCCGAAGCCTGGAAGCTCGCTATCCCAGATGTATTGATCCTTACCGTTGGCTGTGATGGATTCGATCGCTGTTTTCGTGAGTTTCATGGCAGCTCCGTGGGACGCAGGTTGGACGCAGAATTCCCGAATTCGGGATGATTCTGTGTGATGCCACGGGAAGCCTTGCAGCTTGTAAGATGCTGAACGAATTACGTTCTGTGCGGTCCCGTGAACTCACGGGATGGATGATGCTCGCACTTAAAATGCCGTGCAAGTGTGATTTTCGGCAGTAAAATCAATGTGTTGCCGAATGTTACATGGAGGATGGACGCAGGATGGACGCGGACGTAGCCCAACGGTAGAGGCAAGCGACTTAAAATCGCTCGAGTGAGGGTTCGATTCCCTCCGTCCGCACCAAAAAGAAACCCCGGAGATCCGCTCCGGGGTTTAGATCAGACCATCGTGATTAGGTTTGATACTAGCGAGAACAGTGCAAGTTCTTTCACGTATTGGTGTGTGCCGGTTACTGTTCGTTTCTTCTCCCATTCAAGTATATCGGCAAGCCGATACAGTATCCGTCCACCAATTTTTGTGTATGGAGGAGATACGCCAAGGCTCCTCCAGTTGGCGAGAGTCCTCGTTGTGATTCTCCCCTGGTACCGCTCTACCAGCTCGGCGGGAGTGATGTACTCTTTGTGCACGGCCAAGTCCCCATAGTTTAGTTTCCAACCGCACGCGCTTCTCTCCTTGGTTCAAGGTATTGGTGCCGAGACGGTGTCGACTGCCGACCTATAGTTAGGTAACGGTTTTGTTAAAAACCAGATGCATCGTGTGGTCTTCCGGTATTGATATTTGTTAACTGGCCGCGACCAAACGACGCATCTCCGACAGCCCCGTTTGCACCTCCTCCCGGATTTTTCCCGGGCAGTTCCTTTTCACACTTCGACTCTGTAATGCGCGCGGATTCACGAGTCTGCGCGCGACTTCTTGTTTTTTGGCAATATTGCTTGTTTTTTGGAAATAATCGTTAAGTTTGCACAATAAATCACAAGAATTCATGAGCCTTATCTTTTCCAAACCATTTGATCCCGACAGTTCCGGGAACATCACTACTGATCTTTACAGGTCACTGAAACAACGCTGCGACGCTGCAGGCACAAACCTACAAGAGGTCTGTGATCGTGCCGGTGTTGCACGTTCCACCGTCCAAGCGTGGAGGAACCGGGAGCCTCACACGATCGAAATCATTCGCCGCATGGAAGCGGCCATCGAAGAAATCAAAAACCAAAAAAACAACAACGCATGAAGGTCTACATCTCAGGCGCGATCTCATCGGTCGGTGAGGAGGTTGCGCGTCCGCTTTTCGAGGCGAAGGAGCAGGAGCTCCGCGAACAAGGCTACGAGCCTATCAATCCAATGAAGCTGCCACACCAGCACGGGAAATCCTGGGCTGAGTTCATGGCCGAAGACATGGCTGCGCTTCGTGAGTGCCAGTGCATGTATGTGATGCGCGACTATCAGAAGTCGGTCGGAGTGGATCTCGAGATTGCTGAAGCTCGCAGGTTAGGAATTCCAATCCGCTTTGAAGAATGATCCAACTCCGCGACTACCAAGACAACGCCACGAACGCCATCCGACAAGCCTACCTCTCTGGAAGACGAGCTCCATTGCTTGTGCTTCCGACAGGAGGCGGTAAGACGGTTATCTTCACGTATATCGCGGCGACATCATCCGGACGCGGTAAGCGCGTTCTGATTCTCAACCATCGGATTGAGTTGCTTCGGCAGACATCGCAAGCACTCCACAAGTTCGACATCCCGCATGGGCTTGTGAATCCGAATTTCACCCAACAGCTACATCACAGCGTTCAGGT